CTGTTATTTGGAATTGATCTGTATAACGTAAAATATTAGTTGTAATAAATCTACCTGTTAAGAATCCTCTTAATGCTGCTAATCTTTCACTCAATATAGGACCACCTTTTTGATTATCAAAATTAGGTTTATGAATCATATCAAAAATCATATAAGCAGGATTTTCGATTTGATGATCTTTACGTCTTAATTGTTTCATTATACCTTGAAAATCTTCATCTCCATTTTCATCAATTAAACAAATTTCACCGTCAAATACAGTATTAATAATACCTGTTGCTTCAATCGCTTCTTTAACTTTATTTAATGTAGTTAATTCTTTACCCATTCTAGAATAAAGTGTACATTCTCCTTCATAATTAACTACAGCTAAACACCTAACACCATCTAATTTTCTTGATGCCCACCAATTATCATTTTGCCAATCACATTTACCATCATATTCTTTAGCTAATGCAACTTTAAATGTAGGTATTAATCCTGGGATTGCTTTGTTAATTATTGAATCACCTACTCTAATACCTAAATCTTTGTCTATAATTTTATAAATTAAATCATAATTAATATCAATTTGAGAAAATTTATTTACCAATTTAATAGCATCATGCCCTGTAACTTTTCTTGAACTTAATAAATGTAATGTTTCAAATAAAGTATGATGAGTAGTTGCAACTTTATCATGGTTTTTTTTACACGTTTTACTTGTAACATAATATTGTTTATATGGATTATATGTTGCTTCAAGTACATTATGTATAAATGTAGAACTACGTTTTATTATTGCTATTTTGTCAGTTGAACTACTTGTAGCTCTCATCTCTTCAATGAATTTATTTATTTCTGTCATAACCTTTATTTATTTATTTATTTTTAATTCTAATGCTTTTATGTGTTTACATTTACCATCAAACGCTCTCCACCTACCTGGACAATTACAATGAAACTTACCTGAATCTGGGTAATATACCGTTTTATACGTTTTGTCTTTGTTACTACTGCTAGCAGTCATTACAACTATTGGTTCTTGTTTTACTTTAGGTTTTGGTTTGATCCAATTTATATCATTTAATTCAGTTTCGGGTAATACCTCCTGCCAAGTAGGAAGTAAATATTTTTTTCCACCTATGTTAGCTAAACTTGGAGGATTAATTTCGTGATGGTATTCATATTTAAATATTTTAACACCAATATACCCCCCTAAACCCTTTGGATTAATTCCAAATGCTTTACCATTGGGCCAAGGTATTATTCTTGTTCTAATATTACCATGTTTGTTGTGGTGTGAAAATTCGTATAGCATAACCTTTATTTTATACATGAATATACGAAAGAAGGCCTGGAGATCCAAGCCTTTTTGTGTTTATCTTTACGATAATATTTTTTCTTATTCCTATGAGGTGTGGGAACTTTTAAGGCATCAAACCATTCATGCTGTGTAAGTTTTGTTTTTTTCATTATATTTTGAATTTATATCTAAGCTTAGTGCAAGACATAGTTTTTTTAGCTGGCCAGCATTGTGGATTGCTATAAAATCTTCATCTGTCATATGATTAAATAAAGCTAATGTACTTAATTCCATATTATTTCCCTTGTCCCCTATACGCTTTGACATAATTTTTACTATTTTTCATTTTAGATGATTTACTTTTTGCATGAATACCTGGTCTTTTCTTACCACCATTAGAAACATAATTTCCTGTAACTAGCTTTGACATAATTTTTTATTATAAATATAGATCATACCCAGAAAATCGCTTCATATAAGTTGTTATCTTTATTCCATTCCCATCTTTCCTAACTTTACCATTTCTAAACCATTTTCTTACGCTACCTTGTCCCCCTAAATGTGCAGCAGCTAATAAACCTGATTCTGTAACTAATACGCCATTAATTACTTGACCTTCATATTTGTCTATATATTTCTGTAGTCTTTTTTTATTATGTAGAAGTAATTTTAACATTGCTTCTTCTTGTAATAAAGTATCTCTAAGGAATTCAGATCTACTTACTTTTATTTTTAAAGTTTTAAGTGTAGAACTACCAAATTGATACTTACCCATATAACCATATTTATTTACTATATGATATCTATTTCTTGATTCTTGATAACCCATAGCATCTAAAAAATTATTACGACTTTGAGTTTTAAACTGATCCCATCTTTCACTAGCATCTGAAATTGAATCTTGTTTAGTATATGTAATAATATTGCCTTCATCAGGATTATTATTTAAAGAATCAGTATTAATTACTTTATTTTCCTTAGATATAATTTTTAAAGTAATTCCTTCAGATTTAAATGAGGATAAAAATATTATAGAAAATAAGGTTATACCAAATAATAATACTACTGTTATACTATCTACTTTTTTCATTTCTTTGTATTTTTAATTTTTAATTTTAAATAATTAATTGCTTCAAATATTTTTTGACATCGGTCATAATCTTCATATTGTTCCATAGTTTCAAGATTTTGACTTAAAGTCTCTAGCATATCATCTCTATCAATCATAATATCATAAAACATACCAGTGTCTTTAGCATGAATTGATACCACGGGAATTTCATTAATATCTGTATGTAAATTATCTAGTGCTATGTCAACAATTAAGTTATGTAATTTTTGATCACCACCTTTAAAAGTTTCTGCAACTTCATCTTCAGTATCAAAATTCCATTTATGTTCAAATTCCATAATTAAAAATTTTTTAAGAAATCTCCCTTGATTTTCTTATCCTTTAATTTACGAAACTTTTCATCGTTATCCAAACTTTTTGATGCAAGTTTTTCAAGGTGACGTTCTTTTTGTTTACCATAATCTTTAGTAATTTTATGGTATTTTTTATTTAATAATTTTATTTTTTTAGCCATTATATTCTGCTTATGTATTGGTTAGGATCATCTTCGTTATCACTATCTAAACCTAATTCTTTTAAACGTTGTAAATGATAATCATCAACTTCCCATTCTACCTTTTCGCTTGTACCAAAATGTTCCTGTTTAGATTCTATTTGTTTAACATCTTTATCATTAAAAATATCTCCTACGGTTAGAAAATAATGATTATAGCATAATAATTGGACATTATCTAAACTATAATTATTACTATTACCATCTTGAAAATGTAGTAATAAAGGAATTTTATAATCAAGTACTCTACGTTCTTTAAATTTACATACAGTACATTCCTCTGATAAATATCCCTGTTCTATTAAAGAATATTTAAGTTTATTTGGATCAAATGAAGATGCAGCTATTCTACCCTCAATTATTTCTAACATATGAGGCATTTTTTTAGGTCCCTTTAAAAATTTAGGTATACCTTTACCACTTTGGTTTTTATGTCCCTCAAATAACTTATACAATTTAGCATACCTTTTATAGTGTTGATATGACACATGAAGATAACGGGCAGCTGCCATATTAGATTTTGTTTTAGCTTGGGCAGCTACGATTTGTTCTTTAGATAAGGGTTTTGCTTGAGGCATTTATTTCTTTTTACTTTCAGTTTCAATACCAAAAGTAAGTTCTGGGTTGCCTTCTGGATTGATATGTTTTAAATAATCTTTTTCATCTAATATTAAAGTTTCAGTCCAAGTATGGTCTCCAATACCAAAGGTCATAGGAACTCCTCTTTTAGCTCCTACTTCTGAACAATTAACACAAAAGTTATACCCATATTTAGTTTTTCTTAATTCTGGGAAGTCTTCGCCACATTTAGGGCATGGAATCATTTTCATAGTCATTTTTTATAATTTTATGGTATACATATTAAACTATAGCTCTTCCTTTCATATTTTCCCAATCTCGGTTTTTTCTAACTAAATCATTTGTTGATTGTACCGCATTTAGGACATTATCTACTGTTTCTAAATCATCTGCTAAACGTAACATTGCTGAAAGATCTTTAGGAAAACAATGGCCTCCAAAACCAAAATCTCCATCAGGTCCAGGTACTGCCCAATGTGATTTTCCTAATCTTTTATCAAAAGTTGAATATTCAATTACTTTATCATAATCTAGTTTTAATCCCTCACATATTTGATACATTTCATTAGCAAATGCTACCTTAGTAGCTAAAAAAGTGTTTGTAAGATATTTTACCATTTCAGCATGAGTAGATCCAGTTTTTATAATATCAATATCAGGAAATATTTTTCTATATATAGTTTTTAATTTAGTAGTAGATTTTCTAGGTCCTCCTAAAATTACTCTATTTTGATTATTAAAATCCTCTACCGCATTTGCTTCAGTTAAAAATTCAGGGTTAAATACTACATCCATATCAGGATATAATGAATTTATTTTTGCTGTAGTTCCAGGTGGTACCGTAGATTTAATAACTACGGTTTTACATTTGAAGGTTGTAAAAATTTCTTTTACTGTAGATTCAATTAAACTAGTATCACATCTACCTCTTCTATTCATAGGAGTAGGTAAACAAACAAATACCACATTTTGACTCATGGCTACCTTTTTTTCCGAGTTACTTTTATCTTTTATTATATCATAAGTTTTTACTTCAAAGTAGTTTTTAAACTTTTGATATATAGCATTACCTACAAAACCTTGTCCTATGATTCCTATCATAACTTAATTAAGTCTTTAGTATATTCATTTATTTGAATAATTTCTATACTCAAATTTTCTAATTCAAATTTACCTATTTCTCCACTACTTTCAATAATTTGAGATAGCCTTTGTATATTTACAAAATCACTCTGATTAAAAGTATGACCATCAATTTCAACTAATATTTCATTCATTTTCTCATTATCAAAAGGTCTTATTTTGTATTTTAATAAATAATCTGTGTTTTTTTGCTCTTTATCTATGTAATGAGTTGTTAAGACGTCCATATCATCATCAATATAAATAGTACTACACCAAGGTTCTAAAGCAGTTAACAATTGAGAATTACAATTTTTAACTATAAATCCTATATCATATTTAGGAGGAACAATAGGTACTAAAGTAGGACTATGCATTACAAAATGGCCCCATTTACGTATAAAATTACGTGTTGATCTTTGATTTTGTGCTAACCATTCTGGGCTATCTTCGTATATATTTTTAGCTTTGTCTAAAGTATTTCTTCTACTACCTCTACAAGTCATATGGTATACAAATCCCTCCCAAGTTTGGATAAATTTTATTCCATTCAACTGGAAACGATTAAATATATCAGAATCCTCTTTAGATTGAGGAGCATATAAAGGGTCATGTCCACCTATTTCTTGAAAATCTTTTCTATAAAAGGCCCAAGGTGCAAAAATGCCATAAGTAATTTTTTCTTCATTAGTAAATTCTTTTAATTTATCTAATAATTCTTGTTCTTTAAATTCATCAGGTTCTACTCCACCATGCCATAGTACTTTTTCAGGTCCTTCAGGATGTAAAGGTGGTTCAATTCGAGTTAAAGATACAATTACACCAGGTTTAATATGTTTTTCAATTGAATTTAATGCATTAGGACACAAATACATATCAGCATGGTAAATCATTGCTATATCATTTGTAGCAACATCATTTATTAATGTATCATATA